GCGACGCCGCGCAGCCCCGTCGAGATCCCCGCGATCGTGCGGTGCAGATCGTCTGCGTCGCCCTTGAATTTCAGCGTGACCGTGGGCCCGCCGGTTACCGCCATGATCAGCCGTCCGGATCCCAGCCCGATTCACGGGCCGCGTCGCGCATGGCGAGGTGCATCGATGGCTCGATGCCGGGTTTGATCGACGAGAGCGCGCGGAACAGGTACCGGCCGCCCTCGATCCACTGCCGATGGTTCGTGTGCCGGCGTCCGACGTTCCCGCCGAATTCGAGCCACGGCAGGTACGGGAACGCCGCGCCGCCCTCGTGCACGGTCGCCTCGATGTGCCCGCGCTCGACGCGCACGCTCGACCGCACGTGCCCGCCCGCGACCGGTCCGACCGGGATCGCCATCCGGGTACGCGTCGCCACCGACTCGGCCGCCTCGCCGGCCTCCTCATCGAGCTGCGCATCGGCTCGTGCATCGAGCGCGGACAGGCACGCCATGACGTGCGGCATGCCGTCCCACTCCGTCGAGATATCGAGGTCACGTGCCATTGCTCACCGCCGTTGTCTCGATAGCGCCCGGGATAGCTCTTGCTCCTGTCCGCGCCGGCCGTAGAACGTCATCCACTGCACGAACTCCCAATTGGACATGCGCGCGAGCAGCTCGCCCACGGTCATGCCTAATTCTTTGGCTAGGTAGAACGCGAATTCGAGGTCAGGTCGCGCCTCGAAATCGTTTGTATGCGTCCTTGCCGGCGCCGATGTCCATACCGGAAACGTCGAGCACCGCAGCCACGACCTCGCGGATATCGGACCCGGCCGAGGAATTCCTTTGCCACTTCTCCACGTCACCGACGGAGAGCTTCGGTTCGACGATCGCGAGCGCGATTACTTCGCATTCCATCTGCGCCGCGTTCAGCTCGCGCCCGTAGAAGCTCATCGCCTCCGCGCGCGAGAGCGGACGAATGCGGACGATGCCGCGCCCGGACGGCAACGGGACGTCGGTCACGGCGAAGGCGGATGACGCGATCAGCGCGGACTTGTCGACGACCTGCGTCGAGGGATCCGCGCTCGTGCCGGCCGCTGTGCCGGCCGGCACGACGTCGCCCGAGCCGTTCGAGGAAGGCGACCCGGCCGCGTCGTGCGGCGCCTCTGCGCCCTCCTCCGGCCGCGTGTGAGTGCTCTTCGGCTCGTCGGTGGTCTCGTCGTCCCGGGTGGTCTGCTCGTCGCTCACGTGCTCCGCCTCACGGTCCTACGGTGGTGACCTCGACCGGCCCGGCGCCCCGGAACTCGGCCGCGAACTTGATCATGTCGTTCACGGGTGCCGTCTCGGTGTAGGTCGTGAGCAGCACCTCCCACGTCCGCACCGGCGCGCCAGCGGCGGTACCTTCCGGCTGATAGATCAGCTCGGACGTTTTCCCGACGAGCGATTCCAGTACCGCGCGCGGCCCGTTCGTCTCGGTATCGTCGTAATTGCCTTCCATCTTCATCGAGGACTCGATCAGCCCGCCGTTGAAGATCTTGAAGTCATTCCCGAACGTGGTTACGTCGTGCTCGTCGGCTTTCAACTCGTATTCACACGAGGTGCCGTAGGCGGACAGATCCTTCGCATCGAGCGAAACGACCGTGCCCTTACCGTGAATAAACATTTACTGGCCCCTTCCGACCACGCGCACCCGAAAGGTCGCGGTCAGCAGATCGACGCTTGCCACGGTCATCACGAGGAATTGCACATCGAGGACGTGGGCAATGTCGTAAGCGGTGGTTTCGTGTTGCTCAATGGTTTCTTTCACCGAGCGCGGACCGGCCCCGTCGACATAGGCGCAGAGCGCCCGATGCGAGGACTCGGCGTCGACCCGCCCGACGAAGATGATCACCGGAACCGTGAAGTCGTCGGACCCGCGACCAAACGTCGCGTCGTAGGCGAAGGTGCGCGGAAGCGTCACCATGCCGGCCGGCGGAGTGATCCGCGCCTCGGTGTAGGGATAGACCCGCAACGGCGGATCGCTGATCGTTTTCAGTGCGTCGCCGAGCGCCGCCATGACGTCCCACAAGATCATGCGAGCACCGTCCCGGACTTGCGGGCGAACGGGCGGAGCATTGCCTCGACGTCAGGATCGACCTTTGCCAGTAGCCGCATCTCGCTACCGGTCTCGGCCGAGCCCGCGATGCCGAACGGGGCATCTCGGCGCGCGAGCAGCCGCGACGCCTGCAGGAGGCACGCCTGATGGATGGTCGGCGGAACCTCCGGCCATCCCCACGCGCCGGTCACCTTGACCGCATCCGCGAGCAGCGGAGGCGCCGGCATCGAGCTGCCGGCAAACGACAGCGAGGTGAACGGCTGCCCGTGCGCGAGCGCATTGCGCGGCAACGGCGCGACGCCGGTTACGGGGGTGTAGACCTCCGCACCGACGCCGGCCGCCACCGCCACGACGAGCCCCACAACGGTCGCGAGATCGTCCGTCTCGGCCACCCACTGCCCGGCGTGGGCGATGTCGTAGCCGCGCACCGAGATCGTGAAGTACCGATCTTCGGGCGCGTCGACCTTGCCGAACTGTCGCGAGTGATCCGGGCGTGGATCGCACGCGTGATCGATCATTCGCGACGCCGCATCGAGCGCCGTTGACATCACCGTGTCATCGGCGCTGTCATCGATCCGCACGAAATCGCGAAGATCGTCAACCTCTGCGTAGCTCGGCGCCCATGCCATCGGTCAGCGCTTGCTCTTCGTCGTGCTCGTGGTCGTGCTCTTGGTTGTGGACTCGGGCGAATCCGGCGTGACCTCGTCCGCCCCGGACTCGCCCGAGCTGCCCGAGTCCGCCGGTTCGGCTGTCACAGCGGACCCGGACGAGGAGGGCGACGCCGTCTCCCCCGTGGGGGAAGTGGGCGAGGTGGAGACCGGCGCCGCCGTGGTCGTGGTCGCGTTGCCGCCACCGATCGAGGACGCGCTCGCCTTGTCCCCCGGTAGCGGCGTGTTGGCCGGCAGCTCGGCCGCGGTCGGACCTTCGGTGCCCGGCTTCGTGGCGTGCACGACGTTGGGGTGCTCGTCGGCCGGGGTGTCGGCCCCGTACGGGCCCGCTCCCAGCTCGGCCGGCAACGGAGGCACCGGCAGCGCGCCGCCCTCGGCCGCCGTGTTGGCCGGCAGCACCGTGCCCGGCGTGATCTGCTCGACGCCATCGGGCGCGTGCCACGGCGCGTCACTGTCCTGCGGGATGGTCGGCGGCCCGACCCGGCCGACTACGTGCGACTGCAGTGCGGTCGCCACGGGCTCCGTGCTCGGGTCACCGGGGACCGGTCCGCCCTCGGGCCCAGCGCCGCCACTGGCGACCGCTCCGCCCTCGCCGGCTGTCGGTGCCGCGGTCGGCTCGTCGCTCGTGGTCGGCGTGGCCGCGCTCGTCGTGTTGTCTGTCGTCTCGCTCATTGTCTATTCCTTTCCGACTCACGTAGCCGCGGTGACCTGCACGCGGCGCACGGAGTTGGCCGCCTGCCGCACAATGACCGCGGTGTAGGCCCATACGCCGAGCTTGACGGATTCCGGTCCGGCTACTTCCTCGTAACGGAATCGCAGCATGTTGCCCTCGAACAGAATCGTATCCGCGGAACGGAATACGAGAATGTTCTCGGGATACGTGGCGCCGCCGATTCCGAGACCATCGGTCACGCCGACACCGAGCCCGCCGACCGTGCCCGGAACGGTGACCGAACCGCGACCCGAGATGTTCACCATCTCGCCCTCGGCCGGGTAAAGGCGCCGGCCGGCGCTGTCGCGGAACTTCATGAACCGGCCCCACCGAGAAACGCGCATCGCCACGACATCGGCCGGCAGCTTGCGCCCGTTCCATACCGCAATGGCCGCGTCGGTAATGGCGTCTTCCGCGGCAGCCGCGGTAAATCCCGCCTCATTGGCGATCGTGGCAGTGGCAGCGCCGGCCGCGGTCACGAGCGCCGCGGTCACCTTGCTCTCTACCTTGGTGTTATAGACCGACAGCATGTCGCCGTAGATCAGCGTGTCGGCCGCCGGATTGGTGCTGTCGATCATCTGCCGGGAGACGACCTGGATACCGCTCGTCGGCTTCGGCGTGACGACGTCCGTCGTGGTGCCGAACGCGTCCGTCTCGGCCGGGTGCGTGTTCTCCGTCGCCTGCTCGGCGAGCACGCCATCGGTGCCCGTGGTCTGCCGCTGCAGCGTCATCGGCGTCGGGTCGGCGATCTCGATGCGGCGCACCATGTCGGCCACGACGCGCCCCTGTCGGGCGAGCGCCTCGTATTCGCTCGTGAGCCACCGCGGCGGGACGATGCCGGCACCGGA